AGTCTTTGCTGCAATTTAATAAACTGTGCCGCATCGGTTGATTGTCCTGACGGATTAACCACCTGAATTTCATCGCCAGCATTTAATTCTTTTATCATGCCGGGAGCAATGGTTTTTCCGTCATAACTAATATTAGTAGTTTGATTTCCGTAATTTCTTCCACCTAATCCTGTTGTAGGAATTTGTTTTTTTATAAATACAGATAAACAGGCAGCAATACGCTCTTTAACAGATACCGCCGTCATAAATTCATTTGTATCTCTTATTCTTGTTACAGTTGGTGCAACATCGCACATTTCTCTAATTTGCGTTGGTCTGTTCTTAGTCCAATATGTAATGACATTTTTTGCCGGTATAAACTTAGGCTCTAAATATGTATAGCCATCATTTGCAATTTGCCTGAACCAATAACCGACAGGCTCGCTTACACTATTTACCTCAACACCGCCGATAACTCTGTTACCTTTTCCGTGAGGCTGCATATGTGTAGAATCAAGTTCATCTACCTCTATTGCCTGCAGCTTAAAAGGAACAATACCTCCTTTTGTGTAGCATTTGATAAAGATGATACCGCCGTCAACCTTTTTTCGTTTAACGGCCATTCTGAGCATTTGATTAAGGCTTTGCGTTTTAGTGATATCGCAATTCTTCTTTCTGCACCAATTTTTCCAAGCCGTTTCTATCTGCTTGTTGAGTGCTTCATTTCCCTCAATCATTGCCTGCAATGTATAACCGCCGCCGATTACATTTCGCTTGTATGCACTTATAATTGAATTCATCATATCGCTGTTGCGTTCAAGGTCTCTTGCTCTTGCTCTGACAGTATCTCGATCATATCGGTCTGTCATTTCAGCAGTCTGATTAGAAACTCGCCAGTTATTATTTACTCTGCCATATCCTCCGGCATCATAATTTTGGCGCATTTCTTCACACAATGCCCTGTAAGCCTCACGGCGATAGGCTCTTTCAGGTGCGACAAATTCAATAACATTGTCAAGGAAATTATTTCTTTTCTCTGCCATTGCCTTTACCTCCCATCAAATATAGCAACATAGCAATCATCCAAAAGCGGAGAATTGTTTTGTGCAAGCTGTGCTTTCAAATCTTTTTCAATATTGTAAAGTTCAGTAAGATTTGCTCTTGTTAAAGAACGAGAGCCTATTTTGTAGCTCTGTCCTGCAACAAGAATTGTATATATTGCTTTCTGCACCTCTTCAAGAAATTGCTGTGTTGTCATACCGTTCATTTCTGACGGTTTATCTTCATCAGGTGAAGCAATTCCAACAATTACATTAGCCATTTTTTATACCCACCTTTCGTTATTATTTATCCATTGCTCTTCAGAACTTTCAGCCGCCTGCTGCACTTGCTGCTGTTGCTTTGGTGGCTCTGGCTGTTCATTTTGAAGATGTAATCTTCTTACACCGAGCATATCTGCGCCAGCCATACAATAGACTTCTGTATCAAGATAATGGTTATCTGCATGGCTTGTTTTAAGCACCCATCTCTGTTTTACAGTTCCATTGCCTGCCTTAACATTAACCTTATGCTCGGCTGTTACCTGCTCAGCGTATTCTCGATCACATCCCTGATATACCATCCATGAACCTTTGCCGTTTTTTTTCTTCATTCTTCCGGCAATCATATCTTTATATTTACCACCGTCAACAATAACAAGACTCATACCATAGGCTTGACTTCCGGTTTTATTAACATTGCTTAATTTGAAATTGCTTAGCATAGGATTTGAAGAGCCTTTACAAGGCAATGCCCAATCGGAATTGCTTGCACAAAAGTCATACACCTCATCTGCATTATTACCTGAGTCTATCAAGCATAAATCGACTATGAATTTAGAGCCATCCTCTTTTTCATAGTCAAGGTTCATAACATTTTGTATTTCACCGAAATCGAAGCATTGACCGTGTGCTATATTTTGACTTGTAATAAAATCACCCCATGCTCTTATCGTCCAATACAAGCAATTTTCCTGAACATCCACTCCGCCTGTCAGCAGTTTTGCCCACTGCGGAACAACAAATTCAGGCAATTCCGTTTGTCTTTCAAGTACAAGGTCGGCATTGGTTTTTAATTTGGTATCTTCCCACGGTTCAGCAAGCCATGAATTGACAAAGTTTTGAAAACTCTCAGGGTCATCCTTGCTTTTCAAAAACTCTTTTGCTATTTCTGAAAAACGAACAAAAGGCGAATACAATGTATTCATCCAAAATGCAACCTTACGAGCATATTTGGTATGCCTTTCAACAATTTCCCATTTACCAAACCTTAACATCTGCATTTTATGAGAATCATTTATTATGCTGCCACATTCCTGACAACAGTAAAAAGCGTGTTCTGCTTTGTCAGCGTATGACATATCTTCGCCATCAGGCCATTTAAGCTGACTGAATTTCAACTCAATATATTTTCCGCAATGAGGACAAGGCACTTTGTAATGCTTTACAACATCTGAATTTTCAAGTGCTTTCCATATATGACCGCTTTTGAGGGTTGGAGTTGATGTTAAAAATATTTTTCTGTTGTGAAAGGTTTTTGTTCGTTCTCTTGCAAGGCTTACCGGGTCAGCTTCTTTTTTAGATGCACCCGGATATTTATCTGTTTCGTCCATGAACAGATATTTGATAGGCTTTGAAGCAAGTCCGGTCGGCGAATTAGAGCCTACAAGACTCAAATACATATCATCAAACTGCAATTCCTGAACAGACGACTCAAGCTCGTGGAATTTTTTAGATAATTGCGGCGATGCCTTGAACATTGGCTGCATACGATTTTCAGATACTGACTTTGCAAGTGTGTCTGTTGGATATACAACCATTGTCGGTGCAGGATCTTGTCCGACAATGTAACCGAGCATATTATGTAAACACTCTGTACCGCCTACCTGAGTAGGCTTTACAAAGGCAATCTCTTCTGTTTCGGGATTGTTGAACTCGTCCATAATACCGACCAGATATGGTGTCATATTATTTCGCCACGGTCCCGGCATCGCTGCTGTTTTTGCATCTAATATTCTGTATTTTTCTGCCCATTCTGATACTGTTATTTGTTCAGGAGGGAGCAGGGAGGTAGTAGCCTGTTTCAGATATAAAGGTATTTGATATTTTGTAAACCTTTTCTTTCGCATTGCTTTACCTCTTGTCTTTTTCTACCTCATCAACAACACCGGCAACAACAAAGCCATTAAGCAGATTTACAATATCTGAATTGAGTTCACTTTCAATACTCCTTACCTGCGTAGGCTCTAAAAAGCCGTTAATCATACCTGAAACCCTTGACGGAATACTCATTGCAAATTTCTTAAAAACAATAAAAAAGCGCCTATAATCGAGTTGCACCTCTTCTTTTGAGATGTATTTTCCCTCAATTATCTGCGTTTTTAATTCGTGCAATTTGTTTTGACTTTCTTTCAGTGCAATCTCTGCTTCAAGTTTCTGTTCTTTTAATTCTTCCTCTTTATCAGATTTAGGCGATCTGCCGTATGCTTTGTCTGAAAGATATTTAACATATTTTTGAATAGTAGGCACAAGGTCATATCTTCTGCCTTTTGTGGTTGTAGTTGTAGACAGTATGCCATCCTGTGTCAACTGCTGTATTCTTCTTACGGTTAATCCGAATAACTGTGCTATAACTTTGGCTTCGTAAAAGTTAGCATCAGACTTAATTTTTCCGTTCTCATTCAAAATTAAATGCACCTCCTCTAATTCTTTTATCTTCTGAGGATTATTGCTGTTCTGTTTTGAAGAGCGACTCATATTGACTTACATCCTTTCTAAAGAGCGTTATACTTTACCTTTTCCCCATCAGGTGAAATCTTATAGACTTCTGCATCTGCTCCCATATATCGGATGTATCGTTTAACCTCTACATCAACAAACTTTTCATCAAGTTCCATAATGTAGGCTTTTCTTTCTAACTGCTGTGCAGCAATCATAGTCGAACCACTGCCACCGAATAAGTCGAGGACTTTCCAACCATACCTGCTGCTATTGTGTATCAATTTACCCACCAATGCTACCGGTTTCATTGTCGGATGCTCATCGTTTCTGGTAGGCTTATTCTCATATATAACAGAAGTAGTATTTTTATATTTTTGCTTCTGCTCCTCAATGAAGGCGAGAAGTTCCTGCTTTGACATTTTGTCAAATTCAATATCATCATCAAGAATAACAGTGTCCTGACATCTATCATCAATAAAATAATGTGCTGCTCCCTCTTTCCATCCATAGAGGATAGGTTCGTGCCGCCATTGATAATCCTGTCTGCCGAGTACAAAAGTATTCTTTTCCCATATCAGGCACTGTGCCTGCTTAAATCCTGCATCTGTAAAGGCTCTGCGGAAGTTTATGCCCTCATTTTCACTATGAAACACATATATTGCCGCACCCTCACGCAATGCCGTATATCCCTGATACAACGCATCAAATAAGAAATGATAAAAACTTATAGAGTCCATATTGTCATTTTTTATTGCTGATGTGTTTCTATGACCTTTGCCGATGTATTCTTCAAGATATTCTGCTTTATCACCATAATTCACATTGTACGGAGGGTCAGTAATTAAAAGGTCAGCCTTTTGTCCGTCCATCAGTTTTTCAATGTCCAATGGATCTGTACTGTCGCCGCACATAATGCGATGATTTCCGCATATCCATATATCACCACGCTTTGTTACAGGTGTTTCAATGTTTTCATATGCTTCATCAGAATCGAAATCATCATCTTCTGCTGATTCTGCAATATTAAGGTTCTGCATTTCTTCCTGAAGAATTTCAATGTCTGTTTTATTAAATCCTGTTGCTGATAAATCAATATTATTAAGATCAAGTTCAATCAGAATATCATAGAGTTTTTCTTTATCCCAAACACCATCAATGTTATTTAATGCAATGTTTGCTTCTTTTTCTTTCAGCTTATCTTTAATATCAAGAATGATGCAAAAAGCGTGTGTATATCCTAAATCCATCATTACCTTTCGGCGCTGATGTCCTTTTATAATTGTGTAATCATAATTAACTACTATCGGGTCAACATATCCGTTATCTTCAAGGCTTTTAGCAATATCTTGATATTCAGCATCATCAGGAGTTAAATCTTTTCTCGGATTGTATTCGGCTGGATTTAATGCCGTCAGTTCAAGCGTTTCTGCTCGCATATTATGGTCAAGCAGTTTTCTCATTTCTATTTCTGAAATACTCACAATTCTCAACTCCTTTTTGCGAAATGAATTTTACAAATTGTATTTTTAACTAATCTATTAAGATAAAAATTTAAAATATTTATACTCTGCGTAACGAAATAGACTTTTCAAAAAAAGTTTTATCCGATTTTTCTTCGAGCCTTCCTCGCCCCGCAC